ATTTAGAAGCCAGTCTTCGTTTCCAACGCCAGGCACTCATGGGCATTGTTACTGGTCTAGAATGGGCGAACGGTAAGTTTGACCCTTTTGAGCTGAAACTCGATGGTTGGAGTGAGTCTGTCCATGAGAACGTAGAGGATTTCGATGATATCTTTGAAGAGCTATATGACAAGTACAAGGAGCGTGGAAAGATGCCCCCTGAGGCTCGTTTAATGATGACCCTTGCAGGCTCTGGATTTATGTGCCACGTCGGCAATACCTTCCTACGTTCTCGCATGCCAAATGTGGATGATGTATTACGTAATAATCCTGAGATTGCTCGTCAGGTTGCTGGAGCTGCCGCATCTGCGGCTGGCCCTGGCTTTGGCAACTTTATGAATATGGCGATGAATTCTGGTCGTGGTCAGTCAGCAGCTGCTCCTCCTACACAAGCCGGTCAGCAGATGTTTAATGCTCCTCCCAATGCGCCTCAAAATATTGCTGCATCAGAAGGCCCTAGTCAGAATGCTCGCCGTGAAATGAGAGGGCCTACTGGTGTCGATGATATTCTAAAGACATTTGAGGATGCTCGTAAGAATGATGTATATATGATGCCTGAATCTGTATCCTCTATGAATCAGCCTGCTGTTGCAGCTGCTGTGGAGCTACAAAGTGTACATTCTGAAGATGTAATGTCTCAAGCATCAACAAGAACAGGACGTGGCGGAGGCCGCCGTCGTCGTGCACCAGTGGGTAATGAAATTAGCTTGAGTGTCTAGAAACGACCCATTACATTTGAATATGTTGTTGTTATTTGATTTTGTAAATTTTGAGCTACAGGAGCTTTAACTTCTTCTTCTTTTGTTGTACGCTGTATTTTTTCAGTCAGCCGTTTATGAATTTCACTTTCTTCTGGCGTTAAGCCAGTATAAACGGGAGCAGTTTTTTTATCTTTATTTACTTCTTCAACCTTTTTATCTTCGATAGAAGGTTTGAATAAATATAATGCACTTGTATCATTGAATAAGTAGCCAACTAATAAAATAAAAACTATAGACATGAATAATGAAGATATAATATTACGTGTACCAATAAAGAATACAACAAATATTAATAAACGGCGAAACCATGGTTCTTGAAAGAATTTATCTTGTTCCGGAGTTAAGCCTGTTGCTAAATGTCTACCCCCCAAATTTAACAATAACATCATTGAACCGATAAAATATGGGTTTGAATTTAATGATCCTATTATAGCTTCAATTGGATTTTCTGTTATTGTTTGTTGTGTAGGAAATGGAAAAGACATCTAATAAAAAGTTATGTTATATTTCCTTGTAAAGTAAAAGTTGTAAATCCATAAAATAAAAGAATAGCGCAAAGCCCATCATTATTGATAAACTCTGGCACCAAAGACTTCCAGCTACAAATACACTTAATAATATTAGTCTCCATAATGGATAAAAATATAGTACGACTAGTTTATGAGGATAATGCGTATCAATTTTGAAACCTTCTACAACATTCCAACCAAAGAAAAATACTGTAAAGAATAATCTTGCTGCTAATTCAATATCCATCTAATATTTATATCTTTTATGTACCTGGTGCAAGCGTTGTAATATTTTCATTATCCACTTCTGATTCACAAACACCTAATACAAGTTCATCATACCACGGACGACTACAGTCGACAGTTTTCTTTGTTTGATTTTGAAATGCCTCTCTAAAACCGGGGGTAAAACTTACGTACAATACTACAAACAATGCGAATAACATTGCGTGCACATATGAAACGTATTCACAGATTGCTAAAGTAGTTCCAAAAAGTATTACTCTTAGTAATATATTGTTGCCATAGTATTTATATCTATCGGGTATTTGATTAACATATACTACTGCCGTCATTAATATAACATATAATACAATATGTATCGGTGCCATAAACTTAGTGTATAAATCAGAAACATGTTTTTTGATTGAAGCAACCATTCTAATTATTGTATAAGATTTCTCTATTTTTCTCAGGAGCGACAATGGACTATTGTCTTTTAGAGGATGCCTTTAAAGGCGAAACAATTGGATGTAAAGACAATGTTGGAACTGAAAAAGCACACAAACATGAACGAAAGAAGATTAAAAAGAATAGAGATTATTTCAAAAGTGTAGATCCTACTTTTAACCCTCAGGCAACTGATGCAAACTGTCCGGCAGCAAAAGAGTATTCGGAAGCCTTTCAAAATATTACAAATACTCCTCCACCAACAATTCCTACAACACTTGGAAATTCTAAATTACCGGCTCACTTTTTAAATAATGGCGAGGATGACGATATTAATGAAGGTTTTACAAGTACTTTTAATAAAGTTGATGATACTAAAGGACTTGATAAGGCAAGTGGTAGTGTATTACCAACACCGTCAGTAAGTGATACATGGAAACCTATTACACCATCGACAGCCGATACTTCATTTTTTGATAGTTTGCCTACACCAGGTGGGACATATCCTATATGGAATGCTGTAAAATACGAACCTAGAGAAATAAAAGATGATTTGAAGAAAGATACATCAAGCAATAATTCTTTACAGAAAAAGATTGATGAATTAATAAAACGTTTAGATGAATTGGAAAAACAACATAAATCGAAGCCAAATAACCAAGAAGAAATTCTTGCGTTCGTTGGTACTGGTATCTTCATTATTTTTTCGCTAAGTTTGCTGAAGTAGCTCTTTTTTTTAAAGATATACCGTTTAATACTTTTGCTCCTTTCTTTTTTGTTTTCTGCCATGCATTAACAGTACTCTTGCCTATTTTTGCAAGCATTTCATTTCCTTTATTTTGTTTTTGTTTTGCATATTGTGAGATTTTACTTTGAATATTTAACATTTTTCCTTGGTCTTGCTTCAAATATGAATTTGGATTAAGAGCACTTAATACTTGTTTTGTTAATTTTGGATTAGGCATCCTCTATTATATTATCTCTTTTTTTCGAATCTTTCTAATTGCTCTGTAAGAGCTCTTGACTCTTCATCCGCATGATTTTCTGCTTTACGTATTACATCTAACATACCAGTGGCTTTCGCTAGTTCATTGCCTGATAGTGTTGGTATTATAGTGTTTAAACGTTGTTTAATAAGATTTAATTTTTCGAGACGTTCTTTAGTATCACTTAGTAATCCAGATGATGATTTAATTAGTGGTGTGAATACTGAATATTCTCTTTCACTCCATGCTTTAAAATTATTTACAGTAGAAATAATATCTGGAGGAATACCTTCTTTGGAAGGAATGCCATATACTTGGTATATCTTTGTACCACCTTCAGAAGATGCAGTTCCTACGAATTCACCAACTGTTGCAGGAGCCTTACGTGATACAATATTAACTGTATAAAGTGGGTTATATATTAATTCACCACTTGGTACATCAATCTCTACAATTGTACCGGGAGCTTTTACAGGATTAGAACCAAGCTCTTTAATATGTAGTGGTGGGTATGGTTGTTTAATATTAGGACTTATTAGATTACGAGAATTTCTACGAGTCATTGCTGCTGCAGCTCCTAAACCAAGTGCCCCAACTCCTAAACCTAACGCAGCATTTCTTCTAGTCGTGTTACGTCGTTTATTATTAGGATTAACAGGTTCATTATTACCATTACCAGGTTGATTACCATTACCATTACCAGGTTCATTATTACCATTACCAGTATTACCATTACCAGTATTACCATTATTAGGGTCATTATTATTAGGACCATTATTAGGGTCATTATTATTAGGGCCATTAGGGTCATTATTAGGGCCATTAGGGTCATTATTACGACCATTAGGACCATTATTAGGGCCATTATTAGGACCATTATTAGGACCATTATTAGGGCCATTATTAGGACCATTATTAGGACCATTATTAGGGCCATTATTAGGACCATTATTAGGATTTTTGGGAGGAACAAGTGATGCCGCTGTGCCAGCTAGACCTGCAAGTCCAGCTGCTTTATCCAGTTTAGATGGTTTATTTCTACCAGCTTTTGCCACTTCTTTTTCATGTTTGCGTTGTGCTGCAACCTCTCTATCTTTTTGTTTTTGAGCAGCAGCTGCCTCTTTATCTTTTTGTTTTTGAGTTTTGTGTGGCCCATTAGGGCCATTTTTGTGTTTTGTAGTAGGTGGCGCATTAGGGCCATTTTTATGGGTACCTGACTTATGCCCAGGCCCTCCTTTCTTCTTTCCAAATGATGGCATCTTAAATTTTGGCATCTACTTACTTATTACAAAGAAACTTTTTATTAGCAGCTCTGCCGTTAATATTAAACTATAGCATCATCAGAATCTATCTTAAGTGCTCTTGAATATAATTTTGCTAACATATCTTTCATAGAGCTACATTCTGCTTTTGTTAATAAAGAAACATCGTCAAAACATTTATAAAATGCTAAATTAAAAAGAAAATCTGGAATACTAAAATCTGGTAGTATAGGATCAATTATATATAAATCTTGAAGTAGTTTTTTTTCATCCATCTCCCATTTACCATTTGACCAACTACTATATATTGTATCGGCATTACTCTTTACTAGAGCTATCCGTATTCTATATTTATTACCTTGTAAATCAATATTAATAGAACGAGTATCTTCATCAACAAGAGTGATAACCGCAATATAGTTATTTAACTTTAATGAATAATCTTCTCCTACTGGATCTGTATCTTCTTCACCATTAGTAATTGTAGGAACATTTTCATACTCCTCATCATTCGCTGGTTTATATTGCATAGATTTGATATTTTTTGTTTTTATAGTATTATAATCAGTAGGAGGTATATCAATTTCAGCTGCTTTTTTAAAATCAAATTCATCATATGATATAAGTATGGGAGTTTCTGTATTAGGATATAAAAATGCATTAAATTGTTGCCTTACAATATAATATTTATATGGGTTTGATTTTTTTATTATATATGAAAAATAATTAATGTAAGTGTCTATCATATGAAAAGGTGATAAACTTATAACAAAAATATTATTACGAATTATAAAGTTTTTGTTAGAATCAATTGACATATAGTTATTTCCTATTAAAAACATAATTTGGTTAATGTATATTTCATCAGGATTACTAGCGGTTTGAGAAATTGGTGGTAAAATAATTAGTTTTTTTGTTTTAAGTGGTATAATTTTTATTTTTATATATCCTGTAGAGTTTGTTGGAATATTAGTTTGTCCTTTTTTAGAATAATGTGATATTGTTTCTGTATAATCTAGTTTTTTAACTTGTTTAATTTTTTCAGCATATTGTTGTTTAAATACTTTATATTGCTCTGGTTCAAGAATATCATTATATGTTTTAATAATTTGTATATTTTCTTCAGCTTTACCGCCACCTTCAACTACCTTTATTTCACCTATACCACCATCTAACAAACTTATTTCACCCATACCACCCCCACCTTGTACTGGAAGAATTGGTGCTTCTGCTACTGAATTACTAATACCGCCAGATAATATACTTTCATCTGCCATCCTGTTATAGGCTTAAACTAATATTTAGAACATTTTTTAGACAAATGAATTACGCTTCCTCAGGAGTTACAAGAGATGATGTAGAGCTTCATATATCTCCTGACCCTCAAACTCGTAAACGCAAAATTGTTTGCAAGCAAGAATTAATTATTCAAAGCCTCCAGCAATTTTATTCGACTCGTAGTGATTTAGTAGAGATTCTACAAATTCTTGAAGGAGAATCTACAATGAGTTTACGTTTGATTGACTGGTTTGTTACAAATTATTCTAAGTATCACAATATTTCATATGTTCATAAGAATCAGGAGTTCTTTGTTTACATTGATTATAAGAATCAACTAAAAGCCTATAGTAAGAAACTGTTTGACCCTTTTTGTCGCCGAGAGCGAATTCTTTTTCAATTAACAAATATCCCTGCATTTATTACAACTGTTGGAAAACTAAACTTTTTCCGTTGGGCGATTGAAAAAGGTGTTATAGATTATATTAAATTAAACCTATCAGCTATTGAAAAAGAGATGAATGACTCTGCACGAGAACTTCAAAAAATTCGTAAAACAGAGCTGAAGCCTAATCTAACTGGAAAGAGAATTACAAGAAGAAAGGTGATTATTTCTGAGAATGTTTCATCGAAACAAATGCAGAAACATTTTACATCTATTGAGGTTTCATTCGATTGAATGAAACCATTCGTTTCACTCAGAAAAAGTTTCAATCGATTGAATGAAACCATTATTCTTCGTTTCACTCTTCACTCAAAAAATTTTCTTTTTTCTACTTCAAAAAACCCATCTTTTGAACTTATATTAGAATTACCAGCGGTTGCAATTTCATATCGTAAATAAGTGTCCATTATATCATCATCAATTAACTCTTCACCAACCCATCTGTTTTCATATTGTCTTCTTAGGATTTTTGTAGATTCATTAACACCTCGTGCAGTTCCTTTATCTTCATAAACTGCAGAGCGTAATTCACGAACTGCATTCTTTGGATCACGAACCGGATCATATCTATCAAAATATGGATTATATGCCAAATCTGGTCCTCCAGCAACAAAAGGTTGACTCTGTTTATAATCACGAGCATCAGTACGAGTATTCATAGGTGCCATATCATTATAAACAATATTCTTAATTTTATAGTTTGGCTCGGAGTATCCCTTTTCAATGCTAAAACTATCTGGTATAAGTTGATTAGGAGACTTTTGTATTTTAGGATAATTCTGAGTATAATTTGGAGTATCTGATTGCCAATGTTCGAATTGTTTAGCATTTACTGTATCACGTGTCATCGTTTCAATACGTGCACGAAGTTGAAATTGTTTTGGAGGGATACGAACCTTTCCAGCATAATTAAATGTTGGATCCATCTAAAAGAGTCTTATTTAATATAAACAGATGTTTTTAATCCCTTTTATTTATAAAAAAATAAATTCAATATATACAACACATTTATTTAATATATTTCTAAATCGTGGAAACTTGTTTTTACAAATAGAGCAAGATGATATAATAGAATTTTGTAAGCTAAATGGTATTTATTTTACAAATATGAAAATAATAGATAATAATTGTTATATTGAAATAGACTCTAAAAAAACCTCTGTACAAGATTTTTATTCCTATTTTGAGAATTCTCATGCAGAATGTTGGCGTAAATTTATTTTAATCGGCAATTATGATGAAGATGTTATTCATATAAATTCCACAAATCCAGATTTTATTCAACCAATTTTGAAAGACATTTTAACTGGCTGCCTTAAGAATTAGCTACTATTATATATATAATAGATGAACAGGAATAAAACCCTAAGAAAGCAATACGATTTAAGCGGCTCATCAATATTCAAAACTGACTATTCAATAAATCCAGAACTACAAGGATTATTGCAAAAAGAGTCAGAAGTTGCGTTTAAGAAGCCATGGCACCGTCTTGAGCGAGGAATGCGTCTTAATCGCCTTCGTCTATTTACTGAAGGAATGAAAGATTCTAAGGGATTACAAGATTCTGAAAGTAGTATACTTCTTCAGCTTCTTACAAAATCTCTTGATAAGAAGCAGTTGAATTCAAAGAATTCTGTAGTATATGATATTGATTCTGAGAAAATACTAGAAATTAAGAGTCTAGTTATGCATCAGAAGGCGGATGGTTCATATATTTTTCAATTGCTTGATAAACCTATACGTAATACTATGACAATGCGAAAGAAGGCGACGGTAATAGAGCCACTAACGACTGTTATTACAAACGCAGATTAGGTTTAAAATAGTTTTATGTATTTATAATTTTAGGTCTAAAATAATAAAACGTATATTATTAGTAAAGTTGAATACCAAACATGATGAAATCGTATTCTAATATGTTTGTTATAGTTTCTGATTTAGCAAGAATTCAAGAACAATATATCCAGTATCCTTCATACGAAAATAAAATGCTCGCATGGCAAGAAACATACCACAGTTCTTTAAAACAAGTGTTAAAAGATTCTGAATTTGATGAACGAAACATAGATAAAGGAAAGAATGTAGAAAGTTTATTATTTAGTATGTATGATATGTTTCATAAACATTCATCTATGAATGTAAATAAAGATGATTTAAAATTAAGAGTTAATAAAATTTATATTAGAGATCAAGTGGAGCAGCGCACAGCCCAATGGTATGAAGATATGAAAGTAATGCTAACAGCAAGTGAGTTCTCAAAACTCTTTGATAGTGAAAGAGCTCGAGGTAATCTTGTAGTATCGAAAGTGAATCCTGAAAAGCGTGATAGTAATAAAGCGTTACTAACATCATTTATGTCCCCGATGGATTGGGGTGTAAGATTTGAGCCAATTGTTAAACAGTATTTGGAGAATACATGGAATTGTAAAATTTATGATTGTGGTCGTTTAAAACACGAAACCCAGAATCATCTTGGGGCTAGTCCGGATGGGATTATTATAACTGAAGAATCTGATAAATATGGACGACTTGTTGAAATCAAATGTCCTTATTCACGAAAGATTGGTGGTACAGTCCCATTTGATTATTGGGTCCAGATGCAAATTCAATTAGAAGTAACAAATCTATTTGAATGTGAATATGCGGAAGTAGAAATTCTTTCAAAGACTCCTAAAAATATGAACCCGGACTTAAGCGGAAATAGTCTTCAACGAGGATTTGTATATTTGATGGAAAACGATGGTAAATATATTTATGCTTATAGCGATGAAGAAAGAGATAATTTGACTGATTATAATTTGCTAGAAACCATTGAATATTCAATTGTTAAAGTTCATAATGTTCTTGTGAAACGTGATACAAAATGGTTTGAAGGAACATTGGAAGCACAAGCAAAGTTTTGGGAAGATGTTGAGAAAGCGCGTAATAATGATTTTGTGGTTGCTGAGCCGAGATTCAAAAAAGTAAAGCCATGTTTGATTGTTGAAGAATCTTAAATACTATTAGATGAATATTGAAGAAGGTGGAGCTTTTAATCCATTAACAATGGTGAAAAAAGGATATCAAAAAACAAAAGATAAAGTGAAAGGAAAAGCACAAGATATGATGTTAGCAAGAGCACAAGCAAAAGCACTAAAAGCAGCAGAAAAAAGTGCTATGGGGTTAGGAAGTGGAACAAAGTCAGATAAACTTGGTTTAAAAAGTTCAGCAACAGTACCAATTGGAAAATTATTAACAATTATTCTAGCAACTGGTATCCTAGGTGCTTTTGTAGCATTAACAATAAACAAATCACAAAATATGAATGATTCTATTTTAAAAATGGTATTACTTATGCTAGTAATGATTATTCCAATTATTATAGCATATATGGGTAAATCAGGGACATTAGATATTTTATTAGATACAATTGTAAAATCTGAAATAAATATTATTTGTATATATACAATTTTAGCATTTACTGCATGGTCCGCCCTAGTAAAGAGTCCTTCGTTTGATAACTTCAAAAGTATGAAGTGGTGGGAAATAACAATAATTGTAATTGGTCTTTTTATACCATTAGCTATTATATTAAAAACGTTTATCAAAAAAGACCCCCTTGGTGCATTAACAATAGCATTATTCGCAGTCGCAGCCGCCGCAATTCTTTTATCACCTCCATTCCCTGGACTTTAGTAACTAATTCATAGGCTTTACATCATAAAATGCAGTCACAAATTCTTGATAAGGAGAGCTACATGAATCAGCATCCTTATGGCGATAATTGTTTGTACGTTGCATATAGTTTCCCACCTTTTCTAACCTCGTTTGGAAATCAGTATCATAGCATGTTTGGGAATTGAGTTTCTGACCTTTTTGTATATCTCTAACTGGTAGAACCCCATCTAAAAGACTGTACGAATTTTCTATATTTGCAGGCTTCAATGATTCAAATGCCTCTTTTACATTAAGAGCTTTACGCACAATAATATATTCATTCATGGAGAAAAAATCCATAAAATACACTACGATTAAAAATGTTAAGGATAATGCTATAAATATTTCTGTATAACGATTACTTTTCATCTAATAAATCCGGAGAATATAATAGATGAAAACTGTATTACCTTTATTAGCAGAATATCTAGGTACATTTTTATTAGTGCTGAGTGTTCTTAGTTTATCAAACCCCATCTTTATAGGTATAATCTTCACAGTTATTCTATTTTTAATTATACCAGTGAGTGGCGCAGCAATCAATCCTGCACTATCATTTGTATATTACCTACAAGGAAAGTTAGGTATGAAAGAAGCTTTAATGTATACATTAGTGCAAGTACTCGCTGCTGGCTCTTCTTATTATACATATGCCTCATTGGTCTAAACATTTTATTATAAATATAATTAAATGGTTACAGTATATTATAAAAATACCCATATTTTTTGTTGTACAAATTATGGATATTTAGATTATACTAAAAACTTTGTAGAATACTATAAAAAACTAAATGCTTCATGGACACTCCATGTATATTGTATGGACAAAAAATCACATGATATTCTTCAACTTTATAAAGAAATTATAGTACATTTTCTACCAATCCCGGGCTTTGAAGATTTTTACGAATGGGGTCAGCCTCAATACAAGACTATATGTTATTATCGCTATAAAATTATTTATCCATTGTTCAAAGCAAAGCGAGTAAATTATGTTATACATTTCGATACTGATATTGCGCTTTTAAAAGACCCTGTTGATTTTATGATTGATTATATGGAAAATAATAAATGTGAAATGGCAGGTCAATGTGATGAAAAGTCATTAGCATGCTGTAACTCTAATGCATGTCCAAACATTTGTGGAGGATGTTTTATTATGCGTAGATGTGATACAACGCTAGAATTATGTAAAGAATCTTCCTATAGAAACTATATTGAAAGATTTCATAGCGACCAACAATATTTCAATTTAAGACTTACAAAAAAACATTCATTGCCAGTAAATTTATTCGTCCATACACCGAAAGAAAGTTTATTAAATGAAAATACTTATATTTATCATTTTAATTGGATGGTTGGTGATATTAAGAAATCAGTTATGAAAGAAAAAGGGTTTTGGTTGTTAGATGCTGCGTAAAAATATAAAAATTGATTCTATCTACAACCCATAGGTCTTATACAAAATGGACCAATATTTTAAGGGTCTAACAAACAGAAAAGAAGTTCATGATTTATCAAATTATTTTGATGAAAAAAAGGAAGTAAAAGCATTGTGTTGTAGTTATTGTAATACCCCACAAGAAGAAAATGATTTAGAAGATGAAGTTGTTTGCAAAAGTTGCGGAACATTATATAGACCAAACATTGACAGTTCTGCAGAATATCGTTTCTTTGGAGTAGACGATAGAAGTAGTTTGGATCCATGCCGTGTGGGAGCACCAATTGATTCCCGTTTTCCCCATTCAACACTCGGAACAATTATTTTGAATAAAACAGTCGGCGGTAATAAATCAAACCGTATTGCTATGGCACGAGTTCGCAGATTTCACACTTGGAATTTGCTGCCTTATAAAGAACGCTCGTTACTACAAGTCTTCGAGCAACTGTCACTGACCGCTACGAACAACGGTATTGATATTCGTACTATTGATGTTGCGAAAGCACTATACATTCGTCTTGTAGAGCATTGTGATAAGCGAGGAATGTCAAGAACAAGTGTAGTTGCGAGTTGTATTTATTCCGCCCTAAAAATGATTGGACAACCCCGCAAACCAAAAGAGATTTCTGAGATTTTCCATTTGTCTTCAACCCAATTCACAAAATCATTTAAATATTTCCAAGAAGTTCTATC